GTTGAACTCCTTCAAGTCGATAAGCTCAATAGGGAGCACAATGCTGCTCGGACTCGTGGAGACAATCTGATTGATAGGTGTTGAACTCAAGAGCAAATTGAAGACCGATGTAACAGCAGGCACTTCACTAGGTAGATAATGTGGAATCAGTTGTGGTGGAGGTTCGTGCGGAATTTCGGAAAAACCAATACGGTTGACATAACATAGACTATTCCCAGATAATGACTTCCATTTAATCGGCCCGCTTCTTGTTTCGAGCTTAACTGGCTCGTCATCAATCCCGACAAGTGGGGTTGGGACTATTAGTCCAAATGCTAGAGGTGTCACAATTGCTCCGGACACAGAAAGACACGAGTACAATTGCGTCATAAAGAGGTAGAACTCCTGGAACACAACGGGATAATCTAGCTCTCCTCCTGACAACTCGCCAGCATTGTCACTACAGAAGTTAATATGGGTCGGCGTAGTCTTCGAGCCGAGAACCGAGAAGGCAGATGAATTGATCTGATCATGCCTGTGCGGTGCAACTCCACCGTAGGCCGTCGGGAAGATTGTTGAAAGAGTATCGAGGCTCCACGGTGAGCGTGCTCGTATAAGACCATTTATCAGATTGACAAACTGCGCGTTTGCTTTAAGCTCTGAGGCTGTCATGACTAATGTCTTAAGATCCTGTAGTGTTCCCGATGATAGGATAACCTTGTAGCCGTGTTCTGACTTCTTCTGTCGCGTTTTTGTTCCAAAATTGGGTGGATAAGGACCAACATCAGTCAGCATGGTTGACACTGGGGTCCGTGTCGAGGCGGAAATGGTCTTTTGAGTCGATAATTCAGTAGTGAGAGCCCAGTCTAGGGGACAATATACTCCTGAGTTACAATGTTGAACTGATGGGCCCCATAATGAGCGCAACTTGGTACAGAGTTCAAAAGCGGATTCGCGAAATGGATGATGGCCACGCATGGTTATGGCGTTAGTGAATCGGCTCTTCAAGTTTTGGAGAAGCCGAACGTTTCCTCGTGCGATGTCACGAGTAAAATTATTGTTGTTGGTGATGTTGACAATGGTTCGCGTCATTGTGAAACGTCCGAGCAGTGTGTCCCGAACTCCAGCAGGAGAACACGAGTAAATGTCGGACATGATTTTGGGGTAAAGAGGAGTGGTTTTCGCTAATTCTGCAAGTAGTCGATTCCCAGACGATTTAGTATCTGTTGAGATAATATCGTAGATCCATTTGTTCTTTGTTATACCTGGAAGTGAATCCTGGACCGCCTCCTTGATTAAGCGTGATAGGTCTTTCGGTCTTTTGATGGGTATGGAAAGCGGATCCAAGATTAATTGAGTTAAGTCAGGAGACTTTGGGGAGTAATCGCCGGATTTAAGAAGCTGTAAATCATTTGCCAAGGCTCTGCGTGAGGGTGCAAGTCTGAGAACAGCTGCTACGTCCCACGATAGGTCGTCGACTTCCCCTTTAAGGAAGAATCGTCCCCAAGTCTGGACTGGAAGCCCGCCCAATGATCCAGGAAGTAACAGAACGAATTTGTTTAGCTCGCGGTCATCCCGTATTTCATTCAGAATTTGCCACTCAGCCTCGTGATTTAGACTCGTGCGGCGAGTTGTTAAGTGCCAAAGTGTCATCAATGACCGCCACATTGTTGCTTTGAACGTATACTTACACGAATCGGC